GCAAATGATCCTATTAAGTTTGCTGAGGTACTACAATAGGTAGTGTTAATACATCTCATCACATGTAAACCAAAGATGTCTGTAGTTACTAGCAGTTTGTAGTAGTAGGTAGTGACCCTAAATGAAAGGCCGATGTACCAGCAGACCTAAGTCAGAGAAATTGCAAATACATCTAAGTGTGTAGAAAGTGTAACCAAGCTATCAAAGACTCCGGTTCAAATCCGGACACCTCCACCATAAATATGTTTATGGATTTCAAGCAATTTTGTGAAGAGTATGGCGAAGCAATGCAGCTTCTTGAAGACGTTAATGTCAGTGATGAACTAAGGTATCATTTAGATAATAAATTTGCATTATATGAAAATGTATTTCGCATTTACTCAGATGCATATTTTAAATTAATCGAAGAAGTTCGAACACTTTATTTCGATAATAAAATTGCATTATGCAATGAAGATGCCGATCTAGTAGAATCAAATATCGGACAAAAGGCTCTTTATAACGGGCGTGAAGTTTGGTTAGATGCACCTATTACAGTCGAAGAAGATTATCTCACAGAAGCGAAATACAAAGGCAAAAACGTTAACTTGCGAAAACCATTCCGCACACCAGGGGGTCCAAAAAAATTCGCAGTCTATGTCAAGAAGCCGGCATCCGGTAATATTATTAAAGTAACATTTGGTGATCCTAATTTAAGGATACGCAATGATGATCCAGTAAGAGCCCGATCATTTAGAGCAAGACATAAATGCGAAACCAGAAAAGACCCGACAAAGGCAAGTTACTGGAGTTGCAACATTGTAAGATATCGCAAAGCATTAGGAATTAAATCTAGCAGACCATGGTAAAATTACCCTTTACAGAACAGAAAGACGGAGAGCTTCGGCTTCGCACTTTTGGCATTGATGTGCCAGATGATGAATTAATGTGGCATTGGGATGAAGAGGATCGTTACGTAAAAGTAATTTCCGGTGATAATTGGAAAATGCAATATGACGACCAATTACCCATTCCATTAATTCAAGACGAAATATACTTTATCGCACAAGGCGTATGGCATCGAATTTTGCGAGGAACTACAGATTTAACAATATCAATCGCCAAACAAAAATAAATATCTACAATGAGCTCATTCAAATCACTAATCCAATCTATTCTAAATGAAGGAGGCCAGGCGGCTGAAAATCTAACTGCAAAATTAATCAAGTCCACTAATAATCCAAATCTAAAGTATAAGAGAGCAACTCCTACTCCCGAAGTTTTGGATGAAATTCAAAAGATTCTAACTATTCTTAGAAGCCGTGGTTATATCGACCCACAAGAGCCATCATACTATCTTGGTTCTAGTAGGCTATTTGCAATCAAAGCAGGGCTAAGGGCGCCGGAGCCGAATGAAGTAGAGACCCAAGAAATTATCGACAAAGCACTACAAACGAAAAAGGATTTTGGTGATATTGATTTGGATGTTGCATTGAATGACGGAATAACACTAAAAGATATTGGCACGTTTCTTCAAAACGAATACGAGGGCAAATATGCTACAGAGGTCGGTGGTGATGAGATCAACACCGCTGTAGTGGTTGCGGGTACTAATGACGTGATCCAAGTAGATATTGTCAACATCAAAGGTAAAGAGAAATTTTTTGGAATGACGCAATTCGCGAGCATGGCAGACATGTCGCAAGGAATTAAAGGTGTTGTGCGAGACGTATTGATTCGATCGATTGCGGCTACTACAGACATCGACCCTGTAATGTCCGTGTCGTTTGACCAAAAAATCAAAAGCAGCGATGCTTATAAAAATTTCGAAGCATCAAACAAATCAAAAGGCGAAATAGGATACAGAATACGATACTCAATGGCAGGAACTGGCTTGGCATATAGAATCGACTGGACTATAGATGGCAAGCCCCGCAGCTATAGCGCAGGTGGTGTTAAATTCGATCAACTCCAAAAATTTGTATCAGGCGAAGATGCACAACCAGTCACATATGATGATATTGATCAGATATCAAGACTGCTTGGATTCAAAGCACCAGAACACATGAAGCATGTCGTGAAGATGGCGGAATTGGTTTCGACATTCAATGACGACCGCAGACAACTTATATGGAACTCGCTTGTCTCTAACATAAAACCCAAATTGCCAAATGTGGCTGCAGGGAGAACAGTTGGGCAAATTTCAACACAAGAAGCAAAGCAATCATTGGATTATCTTAAACCGTATTTCGGTGATATTGATTATACCGAATCAAATGATCTTTTCTCAGAAAGTGCTGGCAGCACCAATGATATTTCAGAAGCAGTTAAAATGACATCAATTAAACATATCGACCAAATGACTGCTAAAGATTTCTGTAATCTTTTTAGCGGAGGTGCTTGGGAGGTGTCTGAAAAATATGATGGCTCGAATGTATCATTCGGATTGAATGAGAATGATGAACTTTATGTCAAATCCAAAAAAGGTAATCCGGTAACAGACGAAAATGAATTCTTCAACATGGCCACGAACTATGATAATGATATTTTTCAAGGATTTGGTAATTTGTTAATTACACTCAAACAAAGTGGAGTTGCTTCATTGTTGAAAGGGGTTCAAGAAAGTCTTGGCTCTCCAATTCAAATATTCGGAGAACTATTCAGCAAAGCACACATGAATGTCATTCCATATGCACAAGAATTAATTGGAAATGGCGCTGTAGTATTTTTTGGCGTCATCAAGCTAAACACGCCGAAAGGAGCTGACATTACAACCACAGACGACGGCATGGCAATTAAAGATCAATTGATAGATGAACTTAATGGGGTCAATGGGTGGAATTTCTATGACAAAAAACCTCTAGCATTGGATATTGGAGATGACATTAAATCACAAATAGCGAAAACATGCAGTGCAGAAAATATGGCGATTCTTGCCTCTCGCAAGAGAACAGGATCCGAAGCAGAAATGAAAGCAAAGTCATCTAAAGAATTTGCAGAGCTTCAATCGATGATTAAGAAAACTCTTCTTGGTTCGTTGGGTACAGTATCATCCTCACTAGGCGCAGCAGAAATTGAAGGAGCAATCATTCGTAATATTGAAACAGGAGCAATCGCTAAGCTTGTCGATCTAGAAGGGTTTGGTCGCCGCCGTGCAGAGCAATGGGCAGGAATCGATGCTCTAAAAGATTATCGCAAATCGTTATACAACCAACTCAAAAATGATGTGCTCAATAATGCGGATATTTTTGTTTTGGATGATAAACAAATCCAAAAATTAACAGACGCAATGGAAGAGAAGAAATCAAGATTTAATACCTTAGACGAAATGCTTGATGTGCTGTATGGTGATGCTGCTTCTGAAGTCGAATTCAAGGAAGCAAATCAAATGGTCCTTGATTTGACTAGTACTCTGTCCGCATACAAAGATAATATCGAAGATGCATTAGACGAAATTGCACAAGATGATCAGAAAGCACAAGATGATACATTGAAAGCAATTAAAGCAGAAAAGGTAAGAATCGATGGGTTTATTAGCGAATTGAACAAGAGAATCCTCAACAAACAAAATCCATATCTGTCAGTTATTCAGTTTGTTCTCGGGCCAAAATCTATTGACGAATTCAAGACTAAATTTATGAATGCTGCACAAAATAAATAATTTGTGTTATGCACAACCATAGAGGATATTAGATTCGTACTATGAATCTGTTTATTCTTGACGCCGATCCGATTTATGCAGCAGTATTCAATCAAGATCTTCATGTAAAGAAGATCATCATTGAAGGAGCCCAAATGCTCGCTAATGCATATGACCGCAATAGATTAGCTCAAATCGATGTGCCACGAACTGATAAAGGAACTCCTCGTGTAGGTGGTTTGCCTAATCACCCTATGAGTAAATGGGTTCGGGAGAATAGTGCGAACTTTGCATGGACGTTGCGACACATCCAAGCATTATGCGAAGAGTATACATACCGCTTCGGTGCGAGGCATTACACAGAAGGGTTCATTGATTGGGTTGCCAATAATATGCCATCTTTGCCAGACAATCCCCAAACGATCCAACCGCAATGCTTTGCACAAAGTTTTCCTGAGTGTATTGTACCAGGCGATCCTGTAAAAGGATATCACAATTACTACAACAAGGCGAAGCAGTTTTTTGTATATGGTAAAAACAGCAAAACACCCCGAAGGGTGTTTGCCAATTGGACTAAACGCAAGACTCCTTATTTTTTCATTCCAATGTCAAGAGATATTTAAGCTTATTAATTTCGCTTAAAATTTCATCACGAATATTGAATAATTCCGTATCTTGCTCTGTGCAGTGAGTTGGAAAATCAGTTTCCAGCAAAATGACACAACGAGTTAACGATTCGAGCACATTAACCTCTTGCATATTCTTTAGTTGCAATGCCTTGCCAAATGTAAGTCTTGTATTGTATCTACCTTGAAAAACTTCAACCAATTTATCGATATGACTATCAAGAGAGTCATAAAAAGAACCAAATGCCGAATGTTGCGCATATGATGTTGTTTGCCAGTGGAAAATCTTAGATTGTAGTTGAAGATGCAGAAGCTGCTCTATAATTTGATTCATATATAATAATTATGCCCGATCTATTATCTTTTGTTTTGATTTGTTATGGTTGTACCATTATTCTAGCGTATGGTAAAATCTTTAACAAAATCAGACCGCCATATTCATTCTTCAAATGCCCAATGTGTATAGGGTTTCATGTTGGGTGGTTTTTTGGGTTGTTTTACAAACCAGTAGTGGTAGATTTGTCATTGATTGAAAATTATTTTTCGATAAGTAATTATATGAAAGATGGAATTCAATTGCTTGCTTCCGGATGTATAAGCGCGGGTGCAAGTTATTTTTTATCCATGATTGTAAATGATGGAGGAATTAAACATGACACAAGCCGTAGCACATATTTGGACAAAAGACTATAACCTACGACCAGTCGCACGTTGCTGTGGTGGTCGATAGCTTGGTTTAACAACCAACAACGCATAACAATAGTTTTCGGACTATTGTTATTTTTTATAATGATTTATGGACATTGACAAAATTACAATTATTCTTTATAGG